TTCTGAATACACGGAAACGTCCAGGTTCTATAACTCGCACTTGGTCATAAATCTGCTCACCAAACTCACCATCTGGTAGTACTGCTTTCTCAGCTAATCTCACCTGTATCAAGTTACCGTAATTAGACTCACGATCCAATCGCCAACCATAGATATTATTAGGATCTATCTCTATCCAATAAGGTCTGCGATTCTGCTCTCTTTCTTCTGCAAGGCTAACCGCACCAGAAGGTGCTGGATAATCAACAAGGATATGACTTTGACCATAAGTTAATGAACACATTAATAACCTTCTTGCATATTCATCTAAATCTGATTTACAACCATCTACATCCATTTTGAACATTTCAGTCCAATAAGGATCTCCTGTTAAAGCTATTGGTTTACGAAGAACTAATCCTGTAGCTGCTCTTATTAATCTTTGTGTAAAAGGACTGAATACTGATCTATTAACTCTTGCAAGGTAAGCATCATAATCTTCTCTTGGCTCTAAAGGTAAAAATGCTTCGCTATTTTCTCTAAGATATTCTGTTCCTTCAGTAACAGCTTTCATTATTTCCCACCCTTTTATCATGTCCAATACTGCTCTAGTACGAGTAAAAGGACTATCCGTTCCACCGATATAGGAACTAGCTGTAATACTGGTTGGGATTCTCCCTGGTAATGCGTAAGTCATAATTTACCACTTGGTTTTGTTGGCCCAAAAAGCTGCTGACATTTTGCCTTTAGCTATATTTTTAGCATGACGAGCTTTAAAAGATTTTCGTCTTGCCTTGTCTTTTTCGGTCTGGGGATTTTTCCCTGCACCAGATACACCTTGTTGACCATAGCGTATTAACTTTATTTTATCGCCTTCTTTAGCTAAAACCACATGAGATTTAGTAGGGTGATTTGGTGTTCTTTTAGGTTTATTAAATCCTTCAAGGTTAAATCTTTTTAATCGAGGATCTTTTTTACTCACTTGCCTACCTTTGCCTGTGCCTTTTTATGGGCAACAGTAAATGAATCTCCTGCTCTCATTCGTCTTTTCATAAACTCCATGTGTGCAGGACTATGATGCTCTGAATGTTCTTTGAGCTTGTTTTTTTGACGAGTAGTTAGTTTCATAACACTATTTTACCGTTAAATATGTGATTTTCACTTATTTTTTTTTATTTTTTGCCTTAGTTTTCTTTTTCTTACCTTTTTTAACACTTGCGATGTACCCTTGACATCTTGCCATTGCGTGAGATTTACTCATTTTTTCTTTTTTCTAGTGGTTTTACGTTTATGTTGATATGTTATCTTCTTACTGCTTGTTTTTTCACGTTTAAATTTAGCTTTTTCACTTGCTGTCATCTCTCCTACTGTCTTAGGTGTCTTACTTGATACACGTTTGCTTGGCCTACAAGCTGGATAACCTCTTTTTTCCCCTTTTTGACGGCCACAAGGTTTGCCAGTTTTTACATCAACCCAGTTTTCCTTAAACCAACGGTCTAAACCACCCTTAGTTCTGGTACTTGGTTTACTTTTTCTTCTTTGTGGCACGTTTTCTCTCCACTCTATAAGTTCCACCACGTTTTTTGTATTCTCGGACTAACCAAGCATTAGCGTAGGCAGAAGGATAAACAGCAAATTTACGTTTGGCTTCAGCTTTTACTCTAGCGTAAAGTGCTTTATTAACAGGTACATTCACTTCTCTTTTTACCTCCCTTCTTCTTCTTTTTTTTCTTTTTTGTTGTTGACATTCCGTAGCCCATAAGCAAAAAGAGTAACTTAGTATATTCTAAACGCAGTCTGCCCTAATGTCTCTGGTTTCGCTAAATTAAACTGCTGCAGACAAAGATAACCAAAAGCATCAAAAGCATGGTCCACTCCCAGATTCTTATTAGGTAAACCAGTATTCGGTGCGTAAGTTAATGTTCTAAGTGCCTTTATCAATTCTTTACAACGAGGATGAATTAACGTCCTTCTATCACCATTAGCGTCATACAAGGCAGTATTGACAGCAGTGATCTTATCTCTGATCTTCCAAGGGCTTTTAGGACTCATAACCGTAAATCCATTCCTTCTTAAAATTGTATGGTCTGTAACACCAACTCCACTTGTTTTTCTTGCACTACCCGTAGGGTCTGGACAAGCAATAATTCGTCTATCTACCCCATACCTTCTAATAACTTCCTCCGCAAAATCCCATGTGGTAGCACCACCCGTTAACATAATCTCATCAAAAACATATAAATAATTCTGGTATTTCACTGCACATATTCCCATCATTGGGTCTACGTTAAAATCTAACCCCAAAATTAAAGGTAACATCTGTAGGTCTTGGGCTTCATTACTAATGTTTTCATCATCAAAACTTACGGCTACTAAACCTGTGAGGTTTTCAAAACTTGCTTCAAATTCTTGTTTAAATGTTCTTTTGTCTAGTTGGGCTTTTGCCGCTTCCACCTCTTCGGCTGGTACGTTGCCTCCTTCAATAGTTGTAAAACTCCACCTCTTCCAATCCCCGCTTTCATCTTCTGGTACATAACACCATAAATCATAGAACCAACTTGCCGTGCCATCAGGAGTGGATATAAATAGTGCCCATCCCTGTTTGTCTGCTAATGCTGGTCTTATAACTTGAAACCATACGTCAGAATCCATGAAGGCTGCTTCATCTAGCACTACACCAGCTAAACTTCGACCTCTTAAAGTTGTTGCGTTCTCTGTTCCCTTTAATTCAATCAATGAACCATTGATTAGTTCAATTTTGAGGTCGGTTTCGTTTTTGGAAGCAACCCACTCACGGGGTACAAGTTTTTTAAGTTCTTTCCAGGCGATGTCTTTTGCCATCCGATAAGTTGGGGCACAGTAAAAATATGTTTCACCTGGACGCTTTATCGCTGCATTTACTAATTCAATACATGACAAATAGGATTTTCCAAATCTTCTACCAGCCACCAGTACCCTAAACCTACTCTTATTGCTGAACACCTCCCCCTGTGCCCAACGTAATGTCAATTCTTCTTTCGCTTTTACACTCATGTAATACAAAATAACCCTAATCTTAATTTATTTCGTGGTTTTTATCGACTGATTTGCTATTTTAGAGTTATTATTCAATTATTAACACAAGTTTCAGTCCGTGACAGAAGCAATCCTAAACAATTTTGACGATTCGTTCGTTCCAAAAGTTAGAAAAAGAAATCCAGGTAGATCGCCTGCTCTGGTTGTAGAACAAAGGAGACAAAGATTATATAAAAGACAGTTGGATGGACTGCCAACAAGACATTTGGTGCTGGAACATTCTTCAAGGGAAGGTGTTTGTGTTAAAACTGCTTGGAATGATTGGAAGGAGGTAAGTAAATGGAACGAAGAGGATTGGCAAAAAGATAGAGAAAATATGATTTCAAGGCTACAAGCTATGAGAGTTAGACTTTTTGATAAAGCAGTAAGAAAAGGTCAGTACCAGACTGCTGCTCAAATATTGGATTCATTAGGTAAAGTAGTAGGGGAGAGTGTAGAGACTGTAAACATAAATGCCCCAGAACTAGCTATACGAATAGAAAATCAAAAAGATAGTTGACACTACTGTAGTATTGTACTATAATAAATAATGTAGAGAGAAATATTTTAGCCGTTATTCAGTAAGTTCCCTATATTATGCTACCATGTGACAGTATCGCAACTGTCCCCCCAGGGTAGGGGATAGCCAGGCGGCCAGGCGGGAACACTAACAACATAATTTTTTTTATTTCTATATCTTATTTTTTTTTATTCAAAAATTTTCTTACAGTGAAAAACTATTTTTCCAGGTTCAACAATTTTATAAGAACACTCGCACCAATTACAATTTAAAATTTATCCTTTACAAGATAGCAAGCAAGAAAAGACAAAAACCAAACAATAAAATTAAGTAAGTAAATAAGTAATAATGATATTAATAAATAATTTTTTGCATAAAAAAAATCCTATCTTTTACAATAGGATTAATTTATTTTTGTTTTTAATTATTTTTGTAGTATTTTAAAAAATAATTTTAATTGTAATTCACCATTATAAAAACTTTCTTTGTGTGCAGAAAATTTAATTTTTTGTTTTGGTGCTTTCTCAATCCATTTTAAAATTTCAGAATCCATAATAATTAATAAGTAATAGTTAAATAATTTCTAGTAATAATGTTTTTAAAAAATAATTCATTTTGTTTTTTATACATAAACATATAATCGTTAATGTTATTTGCAAAATTTGGATTTTTTGTTTTTGCAATTTCAAAATAAGAATTAATTTCTTTTTGATTTTCTGTAAATTCCATGATTAACTATTTTGTAAGTAAGAAGAATAAGAAGTAATAACAGAATCTATAGTCTCTGTTCTTTGTTGTAAGTCTTGTTTGATGTTGTTAGCAATACTTACAAAAGGTAGCAATGATAAGACAATCGCTGAGAGATAAAGAATAAATAATTTCATTTGTTTTTTTTTTGGTGAGAACTTTGTTGTTCTCTTACTATTAATTATAGTCATAATAAATTTACTATTGTACTACAATAGAAATACTTGTTACAATTATTAACAATTAATTTATCTCTTTTCCTTGTTTATCAAATTTTTTATTAATATTAGGTATTATCAAAACACCATTATCTTTTAACATTTTTAATTGATTAATAAACCAATTATTATTAATCTTATGTTGATATGGTGTTAAGTGTTTATAATATCTTTCACTAAATTTCATTTACTACCTTTTATTTTTAATAATTCTTTTTTAACTGGTGTAATATCAATAATATTATTATTTAATAAATTATCTAAAAAATCTTGAGATACTTTAATAGCATCTTTTTTATTATCTTTTAAATAATTATTAATATGCCTAGTAGTTGTATTACCATATTTAAAAGATGTATAATAATACTTATCTTTTAATTTTGCACTTACTATAGTTTTATAAGAATAAAATAATTCTTTATCATTAGTTAGTTTAACTAATGTTTGATTACTTCCAAAATTTTCTAGTTTCATTTTTTAAACCTCACAATATGATTTATGAAGATAAAAAGATCTATCTAAATTTAATTTATTAAAATCTTTTTCTATTTCATCATTTAATAAATCAATACCTTTAAAACTATTATTATCTTTAAACCAGGTAACACTTTTTAAAAGTTCTTTTTTAAATTCTTCTTTATTATCACATTTTTTAATGATAATATCACCCTCAACATAAGAAACAAATTCAAAACTTTTAAAATTAACCCAATTTCCAAAATAATGAGCATCTTCTGTTGTTTCTAATTGAGCAAAACCTTTTTTTGAATTACAGTATTTGAAATCAAATACATATCTATCACAATTAGCGAAACTTTTTTGAGTTTTCATTTTATTTAGTAAGAAGTTGAATAAAAAAAAATCTTCTTATGTTTATTATTGTAGTACATAAGAAGATAAAAAGCAATTGATTAATATAAAATTAATATCTTTTTTGAATTGGCATTAATAAATATTGAAACTCAGCATTAAAACCCTCTAAACTTTCAAAAGGGTTTTTAACATCCCAGGTAGTAGACAATACAAAAGGGTTAATATTATTATTACCTTTAAAAGTAATACATTTAGACTTATTGAATTTTTCTACGATTTGAGAAAATTCTTTTAAGTACTTAGCGTTATAATGAAAGCCTTTTATTGATAATTCTTGCCAATTATTTTTAAAAGTATCAGGTACAATTTGATCAATGGATGGAAAAGTACCATCAAATTTTCTAAACGCTACACTATGCAAAAAGATTTCATCATCCATAAAAGAAATTAAATCTTCACTAACAATTATTCTTGTAGCGTTTTTAACTTTTGTTTTAAATACCGTACCAGGAATAATAATATTTTTATTTCCTTTAAATCCTATTGAATTATTAGGGAAAGTAAAAATAAAAGCCCTATGGCCATCAGTAGATTCTATAGAAATATTTTTCTCAGTTACTCTTATATGAATACCTTGTAAAAGATACCTTGAAACATCTTTTGAAACAAAATTTGAAGCTATTTCAAAAGGTACATAGGGAAAAATCCCAATTAAAGAACTTTCATCTATATTTATTTTTCCTTTTAAGCTTTCAAGTTCAGAACTTGTAAACATAGCATAAGGAGATGATACTTCTTTTGTGGTTGTTGTAATAGACATTTTTTTTTGATAAGTAGTTGAAAAAGTTTTCTACTTATAAGACAATGTAACACAATAATAAAAATAAGTAAACAACTAAAATTATTTATATTGAATATAAAATATTTATAACTTTTGATTGTAACAAATGGAAATTTAAGTTAAAATTATAAAATTTTCTAAAAAATAACTAAAATTATAAAAATATAACCTCTTAAACCTATTGATATTACTAACTTTTACTAAAATTAAGCAAAAAAGCATTAAAGGCCAAAACTTTATAAATTACATTAAAGGCCAAAACATATTTTAAGAATGAGAATTTTTTTATTTTACAATTACTAATTCTATTGTATTATAGTAATGGTAATAGTATTTCAACTAACCAAAAATGAAAAAAACTGAAAATTCTCAAAAAAATGTTCTTATTGTTGGTTCTGGCATTATGGGCTTACCAAATCAAAGAATACATGATGAACAAATTGAAAGGTTTAACCTTTTTAAAAAAGTTGAGCATGAAAGCTCAATAAGAAAAAGTCAATTCAAAGACTTAATAAAATTAGAGGGCATTGATTGGTGCGGTACTCGTACCATTTATAATTTCCTTAGAAACGGAAACCATGAAAGCCTACCTTTAAAGGTTTTTAATGAACTAGGCTTATGGTTATGGAAT